CGCGCCGCGCCTCGAAGGACTGGCGGCTTTCGGTAGCAACGCCGGGCACGCTCGGTTGCTCGTTGGTGACCGTCTCCCATCCGGGCTGCTGTTGGTAGATGCGCAGGCCGTTGATGCCGACGGTCGGCCCGGGGCCTGCAACCGTTGCCTTGAATTCGACCGACGTGGTGCCGGTCGGCCCGAAGGTGACCGCACCGGTGGTCGCCCAGACCGAACCATCGGTTGACACGGCCTGCGCGCCGGCAGGCAGCGTACTGCCTACCTGACCGGTCACGATCGCCGTCACTGTGGCATAGGTGGCGCCCTGACGGGTCAGCTGGTAGATGCGTCCGAGTGCATCCTGGAAAGCGCCCGAAGACGTAGCCGGGTCGACCCCCGCGATGATCTGCAGCAGCACCGCGTTCAAGAACGACAGCATATAGGCTTGACTCTGCGCCAGCTGACCTTGGGGCGTGGTCAGCTCGGTGTTGAGCGTCTTGCCCGAGAGCGCGAAGGCGTCGACGTAGTCGCCGAAAACGCCGGTCAGCAGTTCCGGCTCGGTCGGGACCGAGAGGCCTGCAGCGGAGAAGGTAGGCAGCGGTACGTTCGTCGTCATGGGCGCATGGTATCAGGTTAGGGGGCAGGCGCGCCGGAGGTCCCGCTACCGGGCTGCACGCCGCCGTGGCGGTGCGTGGTGAAGGCAATCCCGCCGATGGTGGCTTCGGGCGCGGTGATCGGGTCGGCAAAGGTGGCCGGACCGTTGACCGTCCAGCTGGGCGCGGTGAGTGTCGATGCCGCTGCTGCCGTCACATTGACCGCACCGGTGGTTACCACGTCAATCCCGCCGTCCGGTTTGAATTGGACGTACTGCGTAGGATCGGCGTTGAGGAACCCACCCAGGTACAGCCCATCGCCAGCGTCAAAGGCACGGTTTGTCGGCGCCATGCCGGGTTCTCGGGATGCTACAGCGCGCGTGATGTCGCGCTCGGCGAACACCGCCAGTCCGATGTCGCCGGCGACGGGATCCAGGATGATGGCCGATAGGCCGCCCTGCATGCGCAGGTACGGGAATCGGTACATCGGGGCCTGGTCGACCCCCACGCCGTTGGTGGTCTGCTGCTGAACCAGCGGCTGCACGTCCACGAAACCAACCGTTCCGGCGGTCGGGTACACCTTCAACACCTTGACCAGGTCAGCGGTGTGGATCTGGCGCAGTAGGCGCTGGATGACCCACTCTTGCATGCGCCCAGCGTGAAACTGCGCTTCGAAAGGGGTATCAAGCTTCGGCGAGTCAGCCACCGGCCACCCCCAAGCGCGCCTTGGCTTCTTCGACCGTCACCACGTCTACGATCGACCAGCCGCGCCAGTTGCCGTTGGACACGGCAAACAGCGCCCAGTCGGCGGCCGCCGCTTCGTCCAGCACGCGCACCACCTGGCTGCGCATATAGGTACCGGGCTTGGAAAAGCGGACAACGTAGTCCACATAGGCAGGCGCTGCGTTACGTTTCACTGCCACTTCCGTCCCCCTTCGAGCCGTAGGATTGGGCTGCAATCTGCGTGATCCACTGACCGCCCGGGGTGTTTGGTTGCAACGTATGCTGCAGCACCGCGGCGACCCACTTGGTGCGATTGACGAAGTCGAAGGCGGTCTGGATGTCCAGCGCCAAGCCGGGTCGAATGCGCGGGTCGAACAACGTGGCCAGTGTAACACCGCTGGTCGAATAGGTCGGATAGCCGATCATGCCGGTGTTCTTGTTGACCGGGATCGGGTCGCCGCCCAGCGGACCGTTGACCGGCCGGACCAAGAAACGCTGCAGGTTGATGTACCAGGTCAGTTCCGGGAAGAAGTTCATCAGGTTGGCGGCCTGATCCATGGGCGTGCCGACCAGGTGCGCGCGCTGAATCTGCAGCGCCGGCACACTCTCGGACAGCTCTACGACCAATCCGGTAGGCCCGAGGATCTGCGTCAACGCCGTTTCCAGGGTGACCGGCTCGTCCTGGGCATAAGGCGCGGCGACCGTGTTCATCGCGATCATGGCCGAATTCGCTTCGACCTCCAGCGCAACCTGCGGAGCGTTGCTGGCATTGACCGCCGACCAGGTGATGACCCCGGCGAAGAACGGCACGAAGTTGGATCCGTCCCACACGTCGATCGTCAGCGTGTCGGTGTTGGAAGGGCTGAGCACTTCCAACCACAAGCGGGCAATCTTGTTCATGGCCTCAAGGTTGACGCCGAAGATTGCTACCTTGGCGTTGCCGAACTGGTTGCCGCCCTGACCAACCGTGATGGACATGCGGTGGCCAGGGTCGTTGGGCGCCTTTTCGCTCCACCCGAAAGCATAGGACAGTTCCCGATCCTCGCCCTGAGCATTCGGACGCACCACCTTGACGGTTACCCGGGCGCGGCGCGGGATAAGCGTGTTCATCGGATCACCGTGTTATACGGCTGGCTACCATCCAAGCGTTGCAGACCGCCGACAAATTCTGCCGGGTTGTTGGTCTGCACGTTTATGGTCTGCACGTTGATCGTGCCGCCATTCGCCGCGCTGCCGCCACGATAGGCCGACTCCAGACGCTGGGCATCTGCACCACGCCGGATGTCCTCACGCACGTTGCCATGGGCTTCGTACAGCTGGGAGAACATGCGGCCCTTCTCGGCTGCGGTACCGCCAGCGCGCAGCGAGCGCATCAACAGGCCGCGTTCGTAGGGGTCAGTGAGTGCAAACTCAACTTGCTGGTCGACCGTACCTTGGTCCGGCATCACGCCGTAGCGCGCCTGGAAAGCCTTGGATCGGTCGCCACGCCACTGGGCCAGGCCGCGAGCGCCGGTACCGCCGCCAGCACCGTTGAACGCGTTCGGACGCAGACCGGACTCGCGCTGCCAGTTGGCGACCACGGCGGCAGCTTCCTGTACCGTCAGGCCGTGCTGGGTGATCAGCTTTTGCATCAGCGACTGCGCGTCAGTAGCGCCGCCTACACCATCGTTCTCGATGTTGCGCGGCAGGTTGTGCGGGTTGAGGTTGGGCGCTGCGTCGTTCTCGATGTTGCGCGGCAGGCGGGCGCGGCCTTCGGCCACGTCGCGGGCGCGGTTCTCCGCTACCGTCTGTCGCCACCAGTCGGCGATCCGGCTGCCCGCGCCGCTGACGCGCGAGGCCAGATCGTTGCCCAGCGGAGCAGAACCCCAAGGGGCGCGCGCTTTGTTCAGGAAGTACATGATCCAGGAGCCGAGGTTCTGCAGTGCCGTACCGGTGTCACGGAATCGATTGAGAACCACCGAGGTGACTTCGGACAGCGTGCGCAAGGTCGCCCCCAGCGCGGGTGCGTTCTTGTCCAGTGCGTCCTGGAACCCTTGCACACCGCCGCCAGCGTCCTGTACATCCTTGGAGAACTGCGCGATCTGGGTGGCAAACTCCGACAGCTGCTGCGCGCCGGCTTCAATCGCCGGCTGCAGGGCCTCCAGCAACGTAGCGCTAACCGCAATGCCGGTAGCCTTGATGGATTCGAAGGCGTCAGCCAGCTGGTCCAGCGCCTTGCGGTTTTCCTCGGTCGCCTGAGAGAGCGACTGCGTGAAGGCCTCGCGCACGTCGCGTTCGGACTTGATCATCAAGATCAGGTCCGACGACACGCCCTGGGCGGCCAAGGTGTTTTCGTACTGCTGCCGCTGGCCTTCCGGCGCGTTGCGATAGATGCCCTGGGCTTGAGCGAGTACATCTTCCAGCGAGCGGCCACGATCGACGTTTACGCCCATGCGCGCCAGCGCCTGCATGGTGGGCGCGTTACCGGTCAGTTCAAACTGCTGCCGCTCCTTGGCCAGGGCGGCGATCGCCTCGGCGCCGGCGGCTGCGTCAGCACCGAGGCGCCGTGCTGTAGCGCCCCACGCCTGCATCTGGCGGTTCGACAGCGCGGTGCCCACGGCCTGGCGCCGCAGGGCCGTCTCAAAGCCCAGGAAGTTGCCCAGCGTGGCGCCGACTGCGACGCCCAGGCCGGTTACCACTGTCACGGCCGATGCTACTGCGACCCCCACGGCTTTGACGCCGAGGGCTACGTCCTTGAGGCGTTTCTGCTGGTCGCGGTTGACGCGATCGGTGACCCGCACGCGCTCCTGCTGCTTGCGGAAGGTACGATCCGCCGACTGCTCTACGGCCTTCTCGGCCTTGCGGTAGTTCTCCGCGTCCAGGCTGAGGGTTACGATCAGCTCGTCTACGACTTGTGCGGCCATGCGTCAGGCTCCGGCGAGCGTACTGCCGGCCGGCGCGTTTGCGCGAGCCAGGGCGGCGACCTGCGCCGAGGTGTTGGACGGATAGACACGACCCAGGTCTGTGGTCGGCCCGGACTCAGGGTCGACTGCGTTGTCGCCCAGCAGCGACGGCGTATCGATAAGCGGGACTTCGGACAGCTGCAGTTCCAGGTAGAGCATGTTCTGACCGCGGTCCTGTCGGGTCTGGAACGCCTGCCGGGTGATCGTCAGACTCTGGAAGATGCCCTGCGGCGTGACGATGTGGTAGCGCGCCGTCGGGTCGGTCTTGACCTGCTGACGGATCGCTTCCAGCCACGTGGCGCGCTACCACA